GGTACATGGAGTGGTCAAGGGCGAAGCAGTCAAGAAAGGCTGGGTCGTCGACGACTCCTCCCCTATGGTAGTCAACACACAGGAAGAGCAGATGGAGTTCACCATGGGCCTCAAGCAACAGCAACTGGAGAACATGCGCTGTCCGGGCGAGGACTGTGAACTACCATTGGCGGCCTACGAACTCAACGATGTTGACTGGCGTTTCCTTGGCGACAAGGAAGTGCAGGGTGAAGACGGCGAGATGATGACCTATGAGGATTGGGGCGTTGAGGCGTCCTGTCCTGCTTGCGACAACACGATTCTCATGCCACCACGGGACTACGAACTCATGGTAGGTACAGACCAACTTGAGAGGTACCGTGGTAAGAAGCGTACCTATCAGTTGCTACACCCACAGCAGGTGACGGACATCGTCGACTTGCAAGACATTTCTGCGACCGACTCTGACCGTTTCAACCGGCTGGTTGTGTTAGGAAGTATCTGTCCAGTAAGCGGCGAACGACTGCCGATTCACATGCGTGGTCGTGTCGCACTGTACGAAACAAACGGAGAGGAAGAGGAATGAATGAAGAAGAATGCGCTATCTGTGCAGACGATTACCACGACAGTGACCAGTACATCTGTGACGATTGTAATGCAGAACTGAATGCACTACAAGCAGACCAACAAGCATCGAGGTGGGACTGATGAAGACAACACTTGAACATGGCTCACAGCCGTGGGATGAGGAAGGCTCCGATGAACACAAACTGTGGCATCAACTACAACTGTTAAAGTCAATCGTGACTGAATGGGCAGAAACAATGGAGTGTGAAGTCACTTCTTACCAAGCGGGTAAGGGACTGGATTACAAAGTCACAGCAGACATTGAGGATGTGCAAGCGATGATAAAATATGTGACTAAGCAGTACGAACGATTCAGTGAAGTAGTGAGGTGGTAGTATGAACATCTTCGTACTTGACACCGACCCTACTGTTGCGGCTCAAATGCACTGCGACAAGCATGTGCCTAAGATGTGCGTCGAAGCGGCACAGATGATGGCATCAGCCCTGCGCCGACATGGTGCTGACGATGAGGACATGCCGTTGACCAAAGCAGGTACACCCTACAAGGGTGGCTATGCTCATCACCCATGTACAGTATGGGCGGGCGACAATGATGATAATTTCAATTGGCTCGCTCGTCATGCTCAAAGACTACTCCGTGAATACGACCTTCGGTTTGGTAAAACACACGCTTGTCATGGGCCTATTCACATCATGTCCACCATGGACTACATCATCCCCGTAGGCGACCTCACACAGTTCGCATTGGCTATGCCCGACGAGTACCGACCCAAACCAATTGACGGTGAGATTGTGTACCATGCTTACCCCGAACATGCAGTACAAGCCTACCGTCGCTACTACCATTCCAAGCAGTTCGCCAAGTGGGAGAAGGGCACACCTGCTCCCGACTGGTGGCGAGGCGTGGAGGTGACGGCGTGAACTCATATTCAAAGTGCGAGTGTTTCGGTGATGTGGGGACTCGTATATTCCTCAAGGAACTGGATGGTCACAGTGGTCAGTTTGTTCATCTTACCCCTTCCTTTTGCCCTTACTGTGGCGAAAGTGTGGAGGTGACGGCATGAGTATAGTATGGATAATGAGAGGCTTCATTGAAAGGTGCGAAGAATGTGACAACATGAAGTCAAAGACAGCAGAATGTAAATGCGTGGAGGTGACGGCGTGAGTGAATACGAAGATTGTGAAGTGTGTTTCAAGACTTGTTGCACTAAGACTCAACTGCTACATGATGTTCAAGCAGGGCGTATTTGTAATGAGTGTCATTACCTAAATGAATATGGCGTGGAGGTGACGGCGTGAGATTTTGGAAGAAGAAGAAAGAAGAGAAGAAAGAGAAACCCTTCATGATAATATGCGAGAAGTGTCGGTGGGACTTTACAGACGATTACATCAAGAATAACACCGATGGAAACATAAGGCCGATGTATGGCGACCTTTGTTCATGCGGTGGGATTGTCGTGCGAGTGGATGAATTGGAGGTGACGGCGTGATACAAGTTCAATGCACGAAGTGTGATAGAATCAGCGAAGCACCACACGCTAACTTCACTTTCATTATGTGCCAAGTATGCACTACCAATGGCGACATTGGTTTTATGAAATGCGTGGAGGTGACGGCGTGACTCAGACAATACAATGGCGAGCGGCGTCGACTATGCGCAAGTGGTTAGGAAAGGCTGAGTGTGTTATGAGTGTGGTGACCAGCGAGAAAGAAGGCGTGGCCCCCACCATTGACATTAGAATCAGACGAACCACTGACCACGCAAGTGGTGCCGGATGGACCAAAGAGGGCGTACGCCTCAGTCTGGAGGATGCGTACAACTTGGCTGACTCAATACAGCACATCATCGACTCGTTAGAAAGGGATTGATATGCTTCTGTCACTCGCCACGAAGGTGGCACGCACACTCCGTAGGTTGCACTATGGAAGAGGAGCCGGGGATAGTTCGACTGACTTCCGTACTGCCATCAAGGCGGTGTCCCAAATCTTGGAGATGACGACTGACGACTACGAGGAAATCATCGACATCTTTTATCCAAGGCACTCAAAGCACCCACGGCGTTTCGTCACGGATGGCTGGGTCAGGGACAATGTGTGCAGTGAACTCGGTATCTCACCCCTCGTCTGGGACGAGTCACTTGTAGGCAAGCCAATCGTACTGGCCCTTGCCTCAGAGAGCAGGGGCAACAAGAGTAGCGGGCTGACTGTGAAGCAGGCCCTTCACCACATGCACCAACTGAGCGAGGTAGGTGTACTGGCGACATCCAAGTTAATGACCGAGGCTGAGGCCGAACTCTTCTGGAGCAGAGCACTGGGTGAGAACCCGCCCTATCCAATAGAGCGATTCATTCAGCGTTGCACCCACATTGGTGAAGGGCAGGCCATGAGCCTACCTGCTGTCAAGAAAGCACTGGACACGATGTCCCCTGCTGAGTTCCTTGTACGCCTACTCAAATACTCTGAGGCTGAGGTCGAGGTCCCTGACGAAATTCAACCGGGACAACCGTTCCGAGGCCCGGTGTACAAGGCATGGACGCAGACAACAGCACCTGCTGGCGTCTATGCTGAGGTGATACGCCACCCCAGACGATACCTCCACATCACTGAGTTCCCCACTGGCACCTTCAATGGCATACTGTACAACCGGGACAAGCGTGCAGTGGCCAAGATGAACAGCCTTGACCTACCTATTCAGCAAGCCTGTGTCCTTGAGGTGGAGGCGCAGGGCACTGTGGTCAAGTGTATTACGGATATTCTGTCGTTAGGACAGGACTGGTCTATTCATCAGCGACCGATGATGGAACGACTCAACCTACTGAAAGGTCTGGGCGTACAAGGTCAACTACGAGTAGGCGAACTTCTTGAAGAAGGGTCGTCGATTACCAACCTCGTGCATACACTGTCAGAAAATGAACGACTTCGACTCTCGTTCAACAGCCCCTTTCAAATAGGAGAGCAAGGTGGCTGGGCAGTTATGGACGGTACATATCATATTCACTTACTGGTCCTCTCTATCAAGAAGGACGCAGAATACGAAACACATGTGCGCCTTGGTGTACTGGATGGGCTTGACCCATACCAAGTAATGGAGGCGAGGCTTCCAACTGAGATAGCCCAGCATGTGAGAACAAGACTCGCTCGACAAGGTGTACTTGTCGGAGCCCACTGGCTCCCGGTGGAAGAGCAAGCGGTTGTGGTGGCTGGCAAGGTGAACGAGGTTCGCCTGTCGACCATGACAATCACGGGAGAACTGCTTTATGCTGACGACAACCTCGGCTTTAGCGACCTCAGTCAACTGACTGACATCATAGAAATGACATAGGTGAAACAAATGAAAGAAAATTGGAACAATGCAGTGTTGGCTCTTGGGCTCAACATGAAGATACGAAGCGTGAACATACCAGATACCCCTTGGCGACAAGTCACAGAGGTTGAGCGAATACCCCACATCAAAGTGGGTGACATGGTGAAGAAAACAAACACAGGGTGGCATGTGTATCAGACCATCGACTCACCCGTACCTGTGTTCAAGTTCCCTTCACGAGTGACATTGACCGCTGACTGTCAGGATTGTGGCTCGCCCAACACAGGTGGCTCTTCACTGTGCGACGATTGCTTTGATGCGAGAGGTGAAGAAGAATGAAGTTGATAAGAAGACCCGTGTTGAAGAGCGATGACAAAGCGATTGCTCATGCTTTGAAACACATCAACATGAGTCACCCGAACACAGATGGCTACGAGGTCATACTTCACAATTGGGAAAAGAATGGAAAAACATCGTGGTCCGCACGGAAGTGGGCTAATAAGGCTACAATATGGCTACGAAGAATTACTGTTCATACCCCCGATACAGATGGCCTTGGTATTACTTTCATCTTTGAAACGAAACCCGATACTCGTTGGGAATATGTGAACGGGTACAGTGATTGGGATGGTCGTAAAGATGTGAACTGCCGCACCCTTCGTCTTGTTGATAAAAACCGTTTAGAATGGGACGACGCCAAAAAGATGGACCTTCTTGGTGGAAGGGTGGCGGTGGAAGAAGCAATCTATACCACAAATGGCACGACGCTACAACGAAGCGATGCCACGGAAGCAATGCTACGACTGGTGTGTACATGGGTAATGAAGCACGGTTACGAAGCACAAAAGGAAGGTGAAGAAGAATGAGTGAGATTGAAGACTTAGAGAAAAAGATTGAGAGCATGGAAGCGTACCTCGACGAACTGATGGTGCGAATTGAAAGAGCCGAACGACTTGTCGGTGCAGTGGAAGAACTCCAGAACGAAGTTGCCAAGATTAGAGGAACCCCTGTGGGGATGCTCTTCGATTTCTGGGGGTCTAAGAAATGACTGCGTGGAGAGAGAAGTACCGTCCTCGGACTGTGGCAGACTTGGTAGGTTGTGAGGTGTTCAAGCAACAAGCACAACACTGGTCGTTAGAAACGGCACCACCCTGCCTCTTGTTCATCGGAGGCCCCGGTGTCGGCAAAACCACAGCGGCCCGTGCTCTGGCACGGGATTGGCTTGGTGAGTGGTTCGGTCAAGAGAACTTTATCACCACCAATGCCAGCGATGACCGTGGAATTGGGTATGTCCGTGACCACCTCAAGCACATCTCAAGGCTCAAGGGTCTGATGGTAGCAAAGCGTGTCATCTTTTTAGACGAGGCTGACTCATTGACCAAGGACGCACAGAAAGCACTGCGTCAAATCATGGAAGACAGTCACGACACTATCATTTGGATTCTTGCAGGGAACGACATCTCTGCTTTCCACAAAGCAATCAAGGACAGGTGCACAACATACGAATTCAAGTCGCACGGTCCTAACGAGATAGAGGAAGCCTGCCTCAAAATTCATGAGGCCGAAGGACTTCCCGAAGAATGGAAGCAGTACTACCGCAACCTTGCTCCCCTCTGCGAAGGCAGTCTGAGGCAGACGGTTGATACGCTACAATCATTATCAAAGACACCGGAGGCACTGGAGAAAAGAGTCCGGTCCTCTGGCCAAGACATGTCAAGAGCCGCTCTCCACTTAGCGGCAGGTGACTTTACTACGCTTAACGCATTCCTTAATCAACAGTTAGAGAAAGGTGACAGCCGATTCTATTTGTTGAAGACCCTTCGATACAAGGCCAAGGGCCTCATCGAAGAAGGGGATGATTGGTTTGCTTTCATGAAGACCTATGGGGATTTTATGATGATGGCAACACAATGGCCGGATGACGATATGGCCTTCTTTGAATACTTCGTCGCCACTCTCCAACAGAATAGGAGGTTGCATAAGTGAGATTCATTGCTGAAAAGAAAGGTACTATATATGACCACTCAATCGGCAAAGATGCATCCGATGCAAAAAACAGAAACAACACAGGTGAAAAACATGAACAGTGAAATGATGGAAAAGATTGCCGCTTATGCGGTAAGAACAGGAAAGACAGAAGACGAGGCTAAAGCCGCATTTGCGGCTTGGTTGAAAGATGAGTTCGGTGTGGTCGACATGGCCACCGAAGATGAATACTTGCTCAACGAATGGGCAGAGATGTTCGTCATTGAAACACGGAACCTCGGAGCAAGCGGCGGTGGCGGTCGAGAAACGACAGTGTTCCTCGGTCACATCTGTGGTCTAAACGAAGCGATTCGTGACCAACGACAGAATCAGCGTGAAGCGGCAATCCTCGCCTTCCGACAAGACAGAAACAAAGCGATTGACAACGGTACCATTGGTATCGTTGCCGCCAATGACGGTGTATGGAACATCAACGGTAAGCCGACCAAAGACCGTGTTGATGGTGAACTACCATGGTATGCCTTCCTTGTGGACGGCACGGCAATTACTATGCTCAACACCAACAAAGAGTCACAGTCCTACGGGAAACCGATGGCGAGTGAAAGCAAGGTACGCTACATGTACTTCCTTGGCAACACCCAAGAGTCCTTCATCAGTGCGCCAAAGATGTGGCGAATTGCTCTGAACGGCGATGACATGACACACACCTACGAACTCGGACAGTTGTGCAGAGTTGAAGTCGTCCCGTCTTCCAATGCTGACTCGGACATCTTGTACACAAACCGTGGCTTTGCTAAGACGGTCAAGTACAACACTGATGATGCTATCCCTGCTCAGTACACTGATGCTGGCCGGTTCTGGACGAATCCTGAACATGGCTCATGTGTCAACTTGGCTAACCTGTTGGAAGAGTACGAGGACCGGAAGGTTCCCTACAACAACAACTTCATCCCACCGGTCGTCCTGACAAAGGGCTACATCAGCCGCATGTCTGTCGAGCCGACTGACAATCAGTACGATGATACCGGTAGGAACTTCCGCATCAGCGTCACCAGCCTTGAGTTGCAATCGACCTATGGTCGTGAGTCCAACCTTGCAGAGGTGACCGTCTGGGTCCCCGGTCGAACCTTCGACAGCACTCATCCGTTTGAGTTCAACAACGGTGAGGAATGGGTACCATACGCTGAGCGCACACAGGTAATCATCTGTGGCAAGGTCAAGACACGAATGTACCGTGAAGACATGGTCCCAAGCATCACAGCACTGGGTATCTATGTCCCACCTCGTACAGCCCGACCCGGTGCTCGTGGCGGGAACACTGACACATCACAATTGGAGGAATGAATATGGGAGCATTTGACGCATTGAAGAAGCATGTTGACCTCACAAACAAAGGAGTCGACGAAGACAAAGTTGGCGCTTTGGTCGCAGAGGCACTCAACTTTGAGAAGCACCCTGCGCCACCGATGCCTCCTACGGAAGAAGCATCTGCTCCAGTGGAAGCACAGGTCCCTTCTCCTCCGTCTGAGCCAGCCGAACCTACCACCAACTTCCCTGACCTCGCCAAGGAACTGGCCGCACAGACCTCTGTCAACAGAGTCAAGCCTTCGACCACATTCTGTGGTATCGTAGGTCACAGTGGCCGTGGTAAGACAGGTATCTCCATGGACTCGTTCATGCACAACTCTGGTCCGACCGACATGATGTGGTGCATTGACTTTGACGGCGGTGCACTTGATTGCAAGCACGCTCACTACCCTGACAGCGATGACAAGATTCGCATCTGGAACCCGTGGGAAACACAGGCACATGACCGTGTTGCTTTCAACTACCCTAAGACTCACCAGCGCACAATGAATCTGTGCAAGTTCGCACTTGAGCAAGCACGGAAGCAACAGGTCCCTGATTACGAAGGGCCTCGACTGACCACACTGCTGGTCACTGCTGTCGACCAATACGACCAAGTCTGTATCAACAACATGAAGATTTACGACCTTGAGATGGATGCGAAGGATGCCATTGAAGCGGCCGCCTCCAAGTTGAACCAAGACATTGGTTGGAACTGGAACATCCGCACCACTCGTCTCAAGCAGTTGACGGCGCTCTGCCGCCAATTGAACTTTGCAGGCGTTGATGTGTTCTGGGAAACCCACATCAAGTCTGATGACAAAGAGTACAGTCACGATGGCTGGAAGTTCGTGTGGGAGAAGAACGCTAACAACGACCTGACTCAAATCATCTGGTGCAAGGACCAAAAGATTCGCAACGAAGATGGTAAAGAAACTGGCGAAACACGATACATGGCAGACTTTGTCAAGTGCAAGACCAATCCTGACCTTCAAGGGCAAGAGCGTGTGTTCTTCGTGACCAAGAAGGGTCTACCAGCAACATGGATGGGCCTCGCAGAGTTGCGGGACAAGACCCTCTGAGGTGATTGAATGGCTTCCTTCACAATCAGCCGTAAGGTGTTGTCGTCATTCTTGGGTTCATTCACCAAGGGGACCGACAATCTTGCGATAAGAGTGGGTGACGACGCTGTCACGGTTGCAGTGGGTGCTCTCACCCATTACTTGAAGCGGTCTGTCGAAGTACAGGAAAGTGATGCTGGGAAGATATTCATCACTGACCTGACTCGGCTGATGACATACCTTGGAACGGTGTCTGCTTCTGATGTCACAGTCAGCCAGTCTGGACGGGGCAGGGCCTTGCAGGTCCGTGCTGGTAAGTCCTCTTTGGAATTACCGACATCGTCATTCGTTGCATCCGAAGAACAGGTACCTCTGATTGAGAAGGTCATCGCTAAGGCAGAGAGTTCAATGTGGACTTCCTTTGGCCCTGCTTCTCTTGAAGCATCAGGCAACATCAGTGGGGTTGACCTGTATGGGCTCAGCAAGGCCGACAAGATTGTTGGTAGTGGCTTGAGTTGCAAAGTAGTGTATCGTCCTCGTGACAACGAGTTGGCCCTCATGGCCAAGAACACGAACAAGGGCAAGATGTTTGCAACAGCAGAAGTTGAAGCAGTGAGTGGGACTAAGGAATCCTACGAATCTAACTTCGCACACTGGCTCCCCGAACTCCTCACCACTGTTCCTGATACAGTCGTACAGTTCCACATGGGTGAATCAGCCCCACTGGTTATCCGTGACCAAGACGGCTCATATCTCCTACTTGTGTTCGACCAAGAGGTGGAAGCATGAGAAGAGATGTGTGCTGGCTTTGTGGTGGCAAGTTGATTTGGCAATGTGATTACGACTTAGAAGACTACGGCTACATGGGCGTCGAAGGTATGATTGCTACGCTTGTCTGTTCCGGTTGTGGAGCAGATGTAGTGTACACTCTTCAAAACGAATTGGAGGAAGAGTAATGTCTTTCTGTGTAGGGTGCGGTGAAGCGTTCGTGCAACAGGAACTGGTCGACGGTGACTGGTGTGAAGCCTGCTGGGAAGCGGAGCCTCGTGTAAAATGCAAGCGGCCACTTAAGCACCGTCCGAAGATGGAAGGTGTACTACACTGTAAGACATGTGCAAGAGAGCAAGGTGAGGCTGATGATTGTTGATGCTTACATTCCTCATTACGAATCTCGTGATGTCCTTTACTGCCGCTGGCGTGACAAGGATGGCTCTCTCATAGAGAAACATGTGACTGATTTCGAGCCGTACTTCTGGGCCAATGCGTCTGACAGAAACAAGTTAGTTAGCATGGTATCAGCGTACCCCGGCGCTCGTATTGATTGGAATCAAAAAGCCGTTGGGCGGAATAAGGAAGAACTCGTAAAGGTCTTACCGTACCGCCACAAGGATATTTGGGGCATGAGAAAACAAGTCGATACTTGGGAAGCAGACATGAAATTGTCTGACCGCTACCTCATAGACAGTTGGGCACAGATGCCCGATTGGAAGCCGAGAGTATGGCACATCGACCTTGAGTGGGACCCGAAGGACAAGTTCACCACAGTGATAGGTATAGCCGACAGTCAAAGTGGAGAGCATGTGGTCTTCTGCTGGTCGGAAGAATCAGCCGAACAACTCAGAGATTGGGAGTCGGTTGAAACAACCCGCTCTATGGACTGGGAAAACAGTAGGGGTCAGGCGTCTGATGTCACATACCGCAGGGTACTGTGCAATTCAGAGAAGGCCATTTACACCAAGTTCCTTGATTATCTTGAAGAGTGCAACCCCGATGTCATTGTTGCGCACGCTCTTATGTGGGCAGACCTGCCTCATATCATCGCTCGTTTAAGCGACCGAAAGGTGCTTGGGAAAGATGCTTATCGTCGCCTCAGCCCTATCGGGAGGGTGATGAAACCTGATGAAAATGGCTACAAGAAGCCTACAATGCAACCAATCGCTGGTCGTCTGTGTTTTGATACAGCCGCCTCACTTGAAAGTGGTACAGGCTTTGAGCGGGTGTGGAAGGACAGTGGTAAGCCTCAGTTGGCCAGTCGTAAATTGGACTTTATCACAGGGCCAGACCTGTTGGACTACGGTGGTAAGTTGGAGATGTCCGTATTCACTGGTTGGTACGAACGATTCGATGAGTTCGTTGACTATTGTATGCGAGATGTAGCACTGCTCAAGCGTATGGATGAGGACAACCACATCCTCGCCTTCTTCTTTGCTCTCCAACGAGTATGTGGCGTGGCTTTCGATTCAACTCACAATGTTACCAGATTTGCAAGGGGGCTTATTGGTCGTCGTACAGACACCAAAGCACCTACCAACATTGACATCGAGCCAGAAGACTACCCCGGCGGCCACATTCCTGCCCCTACCCCCGGTCGATACCAAAATGTCGCCGTGGTGGATTTCAAGCAACTTTATCCCTCAATTATTCAATCTCACAATCTCAGTTGGGAGTCCCGTGTTGACAGAGAACTACGCTTTGAAGACGATGTACGGGAACTACCTGACGGTACCTGTTGGCGACAAGGTAAGCCTGCCCTGTTGCCAAGGATTGTCACCGAGTTGGTCAAACTCCGTGACGAATACAAAGGCAACATGAAGACGACCACTGACCCTATCGAAAGGTCTGGTTGGAACACCATGCAACTCGCAGTAAAGAGGTGCATGGCGTCACTATACGGTATGTGCGCAAGTACTTACTGGGGATGGGCGGCCCCTGACATCGCCTCTGCCATCACAGCCTGTGGCCGTGAAGCAGTCAAATTTCTCATGGAGGAATCTGAGAAGCAGGGCTACAATGCACTGTACGGTCACACCGACTCGGCCTTCGTACAAATCCCATTCGACGAGGTGCCAGCACTTGCTGAGCATCTGACACAGACGGTTCAAAGAGAACACCAAGCCAGTCACTTTGTTGTGGAATTTGAAGCGTTCATGCCCTACTGGGTCACTGGTGGGAAGAACCTGTACTATGGTATTTGCTCATGGCCTCCAGAGGACGAAGGTAAGGCCAAATCAGCACGCTGGGGTAAAATCAGTACGCTGTCCCCTGTGTCGAGGACCCTTGAAAAGGATGTGCTGAACATGCTTTGCAAGGGTGCTGACGAGAACGAAGTGGTCACTCATGTAAGGGAAATATCCCTCCGAATCAAATCAGGTGACATTGACATACCGGAGGTTTCTGGCGTCACTCGTATTCAAAAGGACCTGTGGGAGTACGCTGAGAGCGTAGGTGTCCCCGGTGTAAAGGGTGCACGATATTACAACCTGCACCTCTCTGACCAATTCACTCACCCCATCTTCAAGAAAGGTGACAGCGTCAAATGGGTCTATGTAAAATCTGACCCAAACGGCAGGCACATCGGTGACATCGTAGCCTACCACGAAACAGATGACCTCGATGGCTTTACTCTTGACCATGACACCATGGTTCAAAAGTTGGTTGTTGGTAAAATCAAACCCATGTTCAAGGCCATGAATTGGTCAACAGACTATGCGAGCGGTATGCCTCGCCCAAAAACCTACTGGTAGGGTTAAATATCAGAATAAATTAGGTGTATAATATGCGAAACATTGATGATGAAATTGTGAAAGCCGTTGAGAAAAACCCCGGACTAAGTCGTGGCGGTTTGATTAAACAGAACAAATCACTGCAAGATAGAAACAAGCAGTACATAGGTTTGCGATTACAGCACCTTTGTGAAAATGGTTTGATAAGCAAGAAGGGTGAGCGTAAAGGCACGAGATACTATCCATGCACAGGGTTGGGTATGTACGACCCAGTTGGCTTCATGAAAAACAAACAGACCTCGCAGAAAATCATCGATGTATTCGATGAGGTTAAGCGTATGGTCGTAAAGAAAAACCAAGCGTATGGTGACAGTATCTTCAAGCCATCCCGAGTCTTTTACAAGGGCTCTGCTGAGCCCGGTGATTTGATTCGCATACGCATGGATGATAAGATAAGCCGCCTGATACAAGGTGACAAGGACATTGGCTCCGATGAAGATGTCATAAAAGACCTCATGGGCTACTGTGCTATTCTTTTGGTGACCATGCGAGAAGACAAAGAACCGCCACAGAGTTCGATGAGGGATTACTTTGAGTCGTGATTGGTCCGCTTACGCCAAGTCCACTTACCAGTGGTATCAAGGGCACGAGAAGATGCTTCGTGTGACGAAGTCAAGCCTTACCTCTGATTTCTCTTTCTGCCCTAAGCAGTACGAGTACAAGCGCAAAGATGGACGGAAGTCCCCACAGACAGATGCCATGACTCGTGGTACGAATGTTCACGATGCAATGGAACACTTCTATTTGCATGTCAAACCTGTGTACAAAAAGGCATATGCGCAGATTAAGAAGAAAGACCGTGAAGGTGCAATGGAAGCACTCATGGCCTGCCTACCACAGCCAGACGAACCATACACGCTGGGCGAAGAACCAATTCTGCGCCAACGCATAGAGTGGGAACTCGTACGCCTTGAAGCGGACCCTGACAGGTTCCTGCCAATCATCAACGAATTGGAGGTACATGCGTACCAAGATGTGGTCTTTGAGTTCAATGGTGAAAACATCACAGTACCTATTCACTTTGCGGGTAGCATTGACAGAGGCTATGAAACAGAGGAAGGGAAAGTCGCCTTGATGGAATTGAAGACTGGTAAGTGGAAACCTACCAACTTCAAGATACGAGGTATGCGTACTGAGATGGCCTTTTACATGGACCTCTTGCAGAAGGCAGACCACCCACTGAAAGATGTGACCCATTGGGGCTGGTTTTACCCAGCAGGTGAGCGACCCGGCGAACATGGCACACTCAACGATGTGACCTACGAGAAGGTGAACCGTCGCTACCTGACCTCACTACGGAAACAACTCAACAATCTTTTGGAAGCCTACTTCACAAATAATTTCAAACCCGACCCAAGCCCCGGCAAATGCGCTTGGTGTGAATTCATAGCAGAGTGTCCTGCTTGGCAGGACGACGGTGACAAGTATTGGAAGATGCCGCCGACTCGCCTTGAGAAACAAAGAAAACGAGAGGAGGCTCAAGAATGATGTTGCTACCCTATGTGACAGAGGCAATTTGCTTCTGGGCTGAATCGAAGTACAACCGTGTGCTGGTAGTGGGTTGGAGTCACCTTGACAGCGGAGTAGTGAACATCAAGACATTTGGTGAAGAGGTTGAGATAACTTTGGACTACTCGCTACTTACCCCCGAGGGTACGGCTCTTCGGCATATACTCACAAACATTGATGCTTTTTTGGAGGACTGGGCAAATGAGGCTGAAACTTGATTACCCTCGTGAAGTCCTTGAACTCAGCACCGAGAAAGGAAGAGGGTTCAGAAAACTTGTGAACAGCAAAAGTGACTTTGAGAGGTACTGGCGTGGTAAGAATGGCGTGTCAAATGCCTATACTACTGTCTATGGGTACCGGGCCACACAGGCCCCGCATCATCGTAGAGTAAATCTGTACACCCCCATCATCCGTCACTTTGTACTGGACTTCGATGCCATCGATTTTCGAGATAGGAATCGTGGTTTGGTCGAGCCGGAAGAGCCGTTAGAGCAAGCCATCAGACTTCACCGTCATTTGCTTGACCAGAACATCAGGCACGGTGTGTGGTTCAGCGGCGGAGGCTACCATGTATGGATAGCCTTAGCAGAAACACTCACGCCTTCAACGGGTTCACAACTGTCCGCAATCAAAGAATCAGGTATGCGTCAAGTCAATGACTGGGTCAAGGAATTTGACCTGTATTGTTGTGACCCTGCCGTGCCATTTGATACGAGTGGCTTAATCAGAATCCCCAACTCGTTCAACGCCAAGCGGGGTTTCTGGAGCATCCCTCTTTCAACAGAAGACTTGGAGAAGGGGTACTTACACATCGTACAGCAAGCAAAAGCCCACAAGAGTGGCTACATTGAGTATGGTACAAGCGGCGTCACCCTTGAAATCCGCAAGGTCACGGACAAGGTTGAAATCTTCAATCCTCAATCCGAGGCACTCGACCTACCAACGGTCAAGATGAACGATGTTATCATACTCCCTTGTCTGAATCAAGCGGCCTGTCAAGTTGGAGGCAACCCCAGTCATGATGCCCGTGTCCAGTTGGTCAAGTATCTGGCCAAGCGTAAGCGCAACTTCCTCTCCATCGAGCATTTCTCAAATGCCGACCTCCGCTCACACGGCGAAGAAATCGTCGACTACATTATGCGGCTTCAATGGGCTGACCAAGATGAAGGTGTCACACGCTATCAAGTTGATACGATTGTGACTAAGGACTACCCTCAGACATGCAAGATGTTGTGGGGCAAAGGATTGTGTCTTGGTAAGTGTAGGTATTGGGACAAAACAGGAAGCGTTGAAAATGGCAGTTAATTGGTGCAGATTTTGTGGAAGGAAAATCAACCCGAGTACACAAGGGAAAAGGAGAAAAAAACCCATGTGCTACACTTGTCGGGAAGCAGGTGCTCCACATGAGTTCAGATGCAAAGGTACCAATGCAAGTAAAAAAAGGTGCAAACAATGGGCCCTTGAAGACAAGAATTACTGTGTTTCGCACAAACATCTGGAGGATAAAAAATGAGTACGCCACCCCTAATCGTCGATAGTAATGAACGAGGCCCCCTGTACGAAGCAGTGGAGCGCATGGCCCGTAAGGAGGGCATCTTAGTCAAATCTCAATTCCTACAAGGGATGGGTGATTACAAAGCAGGTGACGGGCATGTTGAGTGTAAAAGCCTAAGTGATTTCTTTCAGTCCAGTCACAGCGGTCATTTGTGGCGGCAACTCGATAACCTCGATGCTAACTGTGAGCGTGTGTTTTTGGTCGTACATGGTGACATTGCCAAGTACATTAAGATGGCACAAGCACGAGGCAAGAAAGCCTCTTATTCACGGGTCACCAACGAACTGATGGGAACCTTTGCCCGCATCATGGCCGACTTCGATTGTCATATTTACAAAGCCAAGGACCATGTGGAAGCCGCAATGTTCCTTGTCAAATTACATCAAAAGTTGCATAAGCCAGCCAGTCGACACGGCGCAAGGGCGGTCACAAGGGTGTCCACCAACGATGTGCGGCAGGACATGTTGCTTGCAATTCCGGGCTTTGGGCCCGATTTAGTAAGTAAGTTAATCGACAAATGTGGCAGTATTGAGGAGATGGTTTATATCGAATCACTGAAACGGGTCAAAGGTATGGGACCTGTATTGCGTCAAAGGCTCATCGATGTACTTACATCGGAAGAAGCAGTGCGTGTCGAAAAAACATATCAGAAACGGAGAGAATGAAATGATGGACCACAACGCAGACAAGTACGAAGCCGTGCAACGATACCCGATTCTAAAGGGCTACCTCAGTCACTTTAGAGAGGTAAGTAAAAACAACGAAATACCCGGCATGTTGTCATTCTTTTACATACTCGGGCAGGTTTCTCTGCCCTTCGTGCGAGTCCCAATCGGCGGGAGCAACATCGATAGCAGAGTTAGCGTCTTCTGGATTCAGGACACACGGACAGGTAAATCGGTAGCATTTGAAATCGTACAGCGTGTCTGTCGTGACATCGGTATAGAGGCTGTGGATTACAGCACCGGTACAGATGCGGCTCTTGTGGGTTCATTCGTACAGGAGAACTCTGATGAGCCCCCTGTTCAAAGACCCGGCGTTTTGGCAGGACGAAAGTGCATGAACTTTGACGAAGGGAGCATCCTCCTCAAACCCAACCAGCACTCCGAGGGGACTGTTCTGTTCTTACAGACGGCTCTCAATGCCGCAGGCACTGGTCGAAATGTATTGACTAAGCACTTGCGTGATGGCACAATCAACATCAAATCCGAAGTGTCACTCTGGATTACAACATTCCCTCCGAAGGGAATCAGAGAGCATGTACTGGACAAGGGTATCTTTCAAAGAGTACTGCTCTATTGGCGTGACTGGACCATCGAGATGAAGCGTGAAGTCGCTCACGAACTGGCGGCAAGTGTTCACAGAAGAACAAAGCACTCCGTGTCTTACAACGAGATTATCAAGTTCTTTGACGAACTTCAACTAAGCCTTCGCAGAAGAGTCTGTGACTTGGTAGGCATCACGCCCTTGCAATGGGAAGAGGCTGATGATGACACTCAGGAAGCATGGGCTATGGAAGTCATAGATGAAATGTTCACAATCGACGATTCGTATGTACCTGCACTCATCAGTGCGATTGACGAGTACTACCATTTGGTCGAGCAAATGGACCCCCACAAGCAAGGCGTCTGTGCGTCGTTTATCATGGGACTTCAAAATTACACCAACATCATCGCTCACCACTTCGCTATGATTGAGGGTACATGGGTTGTCCGTGGCGACCACATTGACATGGCTAAGGAAATCCTGTACGACCTGTATCACAACCTCATCCACTGGCTGGAAGCAGAAGTGAAGGTCGGAATGGGTGTCAAAGAAGCCAAGAACATGGAAATCGGATGGAAGAAGGGCTACTTCGCCTGTCAGCGTGTTGACTTCGACGATGCCCGTGGAGAGGGCTGGGTCAGGAAGACAGAACTGTACACTTCATACGGTAAGAACCAGAACCTCAGTAGCAACAATTCAATCAACAAGCGGTACAATGATTTCGGTGCCAAGTTGTTTGAAGAAACCAGTCACAAAGTCAAGAAATATGTACGCCTACGCAAGGAGCACCTCAAGGGAGGAATCCCGAATGAGTGAGTGCATGGTATGCGGTGACCCCGGTCACGGTGAGAATTTCTCACAGTGCGGTACCGACTACAAGGGTCGGCCCAAGTATATTTGTCCGCCATGTTCAAAAGTCGTGAACGAAGTCTTTGCAATTGTCGGGAGGCCGCTGGTATGACGGGAATCTTATCTATTGACATCGAAACAAAGAACTTCTCACACGAGATAGGCGGCTGGGGCAACACCCATCTTTTTGAGCCTACCGTGGTTGCTACATGGGACGGTACTGATGGTACCGTGTACTGCAACAAGTCACAAGCAAAGGAATTCCTTGACAAAGGCGTCAAGGTAAAACCCCTACACTCAGAAATACTTGGCAAGGACATAGAAGCACACATAGCCAAGGGTGGCAAGGTGATTGGTCACAACATCGTGGGCTTCGATTTACCTATTCTCAGAGATAGCCTTGACTGCTGGTCAGCGGGCGATATTCTCGGCAAGGCAGGAGATTGTATCATCGATACTTCTGCAAAATTACGGTCGGCCACAGGGTCGACCATTCCGTTGGCAGACGCATGTCTGCACACCCTTGGTAAAGGGAAGACAATGAAAAGCCACGACGCTCCATTGGAGTGGCGCAAAGGCAACTATGGCAAGGTGGCAGACTACTGCCTCAAGGACGCTCAACTCGCATACGAATTGTGGGAGCATGGGAACAAAGAAGGATTTGTCAAGGCCCGTTGCAGAAAGACGGGCGTTGTCAAGGAATTCGACATACAATGGTAAGAGAGGAATACACATGACCGAAAAAAAACAGACAGCACAGAGCCTAAACATCAGAGCCGCTAAAGCGATTGCCGACACAGTTCGGTCAACGCTTGGACCAGCGGGGATGGACAAAATGATGGTTGACGGAGGTGGCAATGTTATCGTGACAAACGATGGCGCTACCATCCTCCAACAACTTGACATCACCCACCCCGGTGCGAAGATGATTGTTGAAGCCGCAAACACGCAAGAAACTATGTGCTACGATGGCACAACGACTACAACAATTCTGGCTGGCGAACTGCTGGCTAACACACAGGAACTGTTCAACAAAGGATTGCATCCTAATGTAGTCTGCAAAGGGTATCGTCAAGCCGCCAAGTGGGCAGTGGAACACATCAACGGTATCACCGTCGAGGACATTGAGCCATATCTGTCACAAGTGGCAAAGACCGCTATCACAGGCAAAGCACTGGAGAGCAACGAGGCACAAGTCAGCGCCCTATGTGTCGAAGCAGTCAACCGTGCCAAGGGTGACATCAAGCGCATTAGCGTCGTGTGTCAGCCGGGCGGCTCACTGGAAGATTCGTACTGCTTCTCTGGCAAAATCTTGAATCAGACCTTTATGATGTCGAGCATGAAGAACCAACCTACACCGCAGGTGGTCCTCATCAACTCTGGGCTTTCCAAGAAAGAGGACAGCGTACAAGTCAATGTATCAAATGTTGGTGACTACAAGTCCTATCAGGAATACGCTAACAAGGACATCTGGCAAGAGAAGGTGGAAAAAATTGCCAGCCTACTACCGAAAGGTGGGGTTGTCTTCTGCCGTGATTCAGTCAACGAACTGGTTGCGGCCCTGCTTTCCAAGAACAACATCAGTGTTGCTCAGCGAGTCCCTCCGAGCGACATGGAGGCCATGGCTATCCTGCTCGGCACGACAGTGGCCCACTCAGTCGAAGACTTGAATGGTGCTGACCCAGCAGGCAAGGTGCTTCAATTCACCATGGGTGATATGCAATACATCAGCATCGAGGATGTCGACGGTGGAGAAAACAGCGTCACTACCTTGGTCCTACGAGGAGCCACCCGCCAGACACTCGACGAAACAGAGCGAGGATTCGACGACGCATTGGGCGTGGTCTGCCTTGCTTTCAACAGCGAGCGTATCGTCAGAGGAGGAGGCTCGTCTTACATGAACGCCGCCCTCAACCTGCGCTCCCGTGCCGCTGAAATCGGCGGTCGGGCACAGATGGCTATCGAAGCCTTCGCCAACGCCTTGGAGAGCATCCCTGCTACCATTGCGCAGAACGCAGGTCACGACCCGCTGGACACCATCCTTGAGTTGAGGAACGAACACCTACAAGGCAACTTCGATTACGGCCCTGATATTTACAACGGCGGTACAATCTCAATGGGAGGGGCAAATGTATGGGAGCCGTACGAACTTGTGAAGCAGGCTATTCAGTCAGCAAGCGAGGTCAGCATTAGCATCCTACGCATCGATGACATCATTGGACGGAAGTCTGAGGACTGACATCCCCTGCCGCTTGTTGCTCTTGGAGCATTTGCTCGTAGCGCACTTGGTCTTCCGATGGTCCACCTACATGTAATTCTGAGAGGTCGCCTCTGAGTGTAGGGTCTGGGTGGTAATACTCAGCCCCTTGGTATATGCGGTCGCCCATGGCATTAAATCTGTCTGCGGCAGTCGTGAAACCAGTTGGACTACGGCTGTCAGGTGTCAGGCTGTAAGCGCCGAATTCGTGACCTATTGACCGCAAGGGGCTGAAAGCACCTTCTGCTTGCTCGACTTCCAAATCTGTGAAGGTTTCAGGGTATCTTTCATCGCCGTAAGGCTCGAAATCTATATTTGCTCTACGCAACACTTCGGTTGCGGTCTTTGGTCCATTCCATCGCCTCCTTGTTTCACTGGACTTCCTTTGAGGGGGATATTGTTGAGTCAATCGTTCAATGTTCTCTTTCTGTTCTCGCTTCAATGCTTCGATGTTGGTTTGTTCACGGACCCATTGTTCAATTTCATCATTGATGAGCCTATGTACATGTTCATGAGCACCGGTATTGGCTATTCGCTCAGCGCCCTTGTCAAAGTCTTCTTCAAAAATTTCACCTAAACCGCTCAATTCCGCACCAACATAAGAGCCATCTTCGTGCAATCGTGGTACTGAGCCTCCTCGATGGTACCTTCCGAATTTATCATTTAGGGGCCGAGGGAAATTAGGAGTGTCTGCCGGTCCTTCCATGTGAGGTAAATCCGAATTGAACGGTAGCCTTCCCATTGCATGCTCAATTACTTCGAGGGGTATGTCGTCAAGGTAGTTGGCCACTGGCTCACCTGAAAATGCTTCTATAAGTCGCCCTGTGACTTCTTCATCCCCCACATTATGATTCAATTCTGGGAAATCAGCGACTCTTCCTCTGGCATGCATTACAGGTCGTTCATACATACCACTGGCGTATTTTGCGTACTCGGTTCCGTGGTCAGTGTCAGGTTTGGCATCATGGTGCCCAGCACTATCGCTCCCCATGTGCAAATCTATTTTGAGGATTGACCAAGCGACATCAAGTGGCCTGACCATGTACAGGCGTAGCCATCAATGGGTAATCAAATTACCCTCTTGGGCTTTGAGAATGTCCTTCACGACATCGAGGGCAGGGCGTAGGTCGGCTTCCTTGATGCCGCAGTTGAATCCCCACACATTGAGATGCCGCACCAAGGTTTCGGTCGATAGGTTAGCCCCACTACCCTCAGCAAACGGACAGCCACCAAGACCTCCGATGCTTGAGTCGAACTGTTTAATGCCACTCATCAGGCCGCTTCTAACAAGACCGAGGGCCCTTGATTCGTCACCCTTATGGTGCAGGTGAAGAGCAGGGGTCAAGCCTTCGTCCTGAGCCATCTCTGCCCACAGAGCCACTTCTTGACGAGCGCCACAGCCTACTGTGTCAGAAAATACAACGGTTGTTCCAAACATCTTAGCGTCCCGTAAGCACAGCCGCATCATTGATGAAGAAACTTGACCACTATGCGGCGAGCCGAATGCCATAGAAAGGTACACTCGTACCTTATCCTTTGGTACCTTGTCCATGAATGTCTTGTACATCAGAACAATCTCTGAGCGAGTCTTGCCCATGTTCTGAATGTTGAAGGTTTCACAGGGACTGAACACGATATTGATTTTGTCGACACCTGATTGCTGTGCACGAAGGAAGCCTCGTTTGTTCATGACAAGCCCAGCCCCTTTGTTGTACACTGCCTCTGCGTCAGCCATTTGTGGCAGAACCTTTGGGTGAGCAAATGAAACTTCTTCGATGTCGGTGATGCCAGAGGCGTACAGTTCCTTTATCAGAAGCCTTTTGGTTTCTGTACTGACCACAGTGCCCAGAGCCTGCAAACCGTCCCTCGGACCGACTTCATAGACACTGATGTTCATTGCTGACCCTTCCGCAAACCATCCATGCACATTTCCTGCAATTCTGCGCTGTCTGTGAAGAACACAACATCAGAGCCTAAGTCATCTGTGGCATACCAAGTGAACAAAAATCCGCAGATAAAACTCAAGATAAAAAACAGCCAAAGACCCATGTGCAGGGACAGCGCGGTGCAAAAATTAAACCTTCCGGTTCATACGACACGCCATGCCCCGTTCAGACAAGGTCTTGTTGCTACTCGTAATACTCGCCATAATAGGCTGGACCGTGGGCTTGGTCATGCATCACGCATGGCTTGAGAAATAAGCATGCGGGACAGCGGCCCGTAGCGTTTGGCCTTCAACCGCTTCTTTGCTTTCTTTGCCGACTCCTTCTGTCCTAAAGGGCCAAAGCCACCGTGCTTGCGAGCGTAGCCACACTGAGAACATTCGTGGTACACCACATGCTTACCGTTAGCGTACCGTCCACTAACAGACAAAGGTAGGGCTGTTATACCACAGCACTCGCAAGTCTGCATCAAAGATTCGACAAGAGCACCCATCATGGAACCGCACCTCCAACAAGTGGAGCAAGAGCCGCCGCTAATCTTTGTATCGCCGTTTCTAAATCAGCAGGGGGCGCACCCACCCAATTAGGCACACCACCACCGGGGTTGTATGGTTCAGCACCGCCTTGTCCGGCAGGTAAAGCGGCGGCGGCTAAAACACCTTGAGCCGCAGTAGCATAATCCGCTGTGTTGAATGCTTTGACTTGTGCGAGATTGGTCACTTCACTATCCATAAGCGCACCTGCGGCAGTGACATTTGTTGTGTCAGTCACATCTGCGCCGTCTTCAACATTAAGGAGTGTTAGCACTTCTGCTTTGGTGATACCCGATGCAAACACAGGCGTTCCACTGTTGTCTTCAATAGCCGGAGCAGTGCCAGCCGACCCCGCTGGACCTGTTGGACCTGCGGGACCTGTTGCTCCCGTTGGACCTGTTGCTCCCGTTGCTCCCGTTGCTCCCGTTGCACCTGCCGCACCATCGGAGCCGTCTGCACCATCAGCACCATCAGCACCATCAGCACCTGCTGGTCCTGTTGGCCCTGCCGGTCCTGTTGAACCTGCGGCACCGGTAGCACCTGCTGGCCCCGTAGCACCTGCTGGCCCCGTAGCACCTGCTGGCCCTGCGGCACCCGTAGCCCCTGCGGCACCCGTAGCACCTGCTGGACCTGCTGGCCCCGTTGCTCCTGATGCGCTTCTCGCCACCTCAACCCATGCCGAACCTGTGTACACGAATCTGGCGTATTCGTTGGTAGGTACATTTTGATTGAGTGCGGTTGAATCGAAATGCAAATCATGTGAGCCCGATACATGGTACACTTCGACAGTGTGACCGTGTGGGAATGTACCGGCGGGGTTAAGCGTGATTGCTCCAGTTGTTGTAATAATCCAAATGTTTGGTCCTGTGACGGTGAATGATTGGCTTGAACTGGTCGTTAGGATATTGACTTCATTCGGAGCCAGTCGCCATGTGGCACGAGCCGGACTGCCACCGATACTACGCATGGCACTGTACATAAGTACAGAATGCCCATCGGGGCTGTGCGTTTGCCATATACCTCCAAAGGGCGAAGCGCCAAACCCGCCTGCTGACGGTGATGAATAGATACCGTCGATGTCGGAACTGTTGTCAAGTGCGTTGGAAGCCGTGACATTGCCAGCGGCTCCCTTTGTCATATGATGGAGGTACAAAGGACTTGGGCGAATGAAAGTACGCTTATCGTACACTGTCGGCGTGTTAAGAGAGGCAGTCAATGCACCTCCAGCAGATACCTCGTAAAGGAGGATTGCCAACACAGTTGTCTTCTTGTTATCTGGACCCGGTAGGTTGAGGAAGGTATTGGGAACTTGAGGCGTTTCGCTGGCCGTATCGGCAAGCGTACCGAACTCGTACTTGATGTTCGCCTTGCCACTGTCGGCCGCCACATAGATGACACAGTAGGCTTTCTTTGCCACCGAGCCATGAGGAGAAGGAAGACTGCCAGAGTAATTGCTGGTTGTACCAATAGTTGTAGCCGTAGTAGTTGCCCCCGGACCACCTGCGAATTGGTACACAATCCCGTCGAGGACAGCATAGCCTCCTGACACTGTGAGTCCGCCACCTGAGCCAACAGCCACATGGCCTTCTGTTCCACTGCCCGTGGCGTTCCTCGTGCCACCATAGCCGCCATCAGCCACTCTGAGAATACCGTTGCCGTGTAGGGCCTCGTATGGATTGGTAAGTGAGGGACTCGTGAGTCCGTCGCCATCACGCAGACCTGTGGCACTGCTAAATCCTGTTGCGCTCGTATGTCCTGCTAATGGATTACTCATTTTAGTTCACCTCGATTATGGTTGCGAACCGGAGTTCGTTGTTGCTGGTCTTGCTGACCGATTGGAATGTGTATCTGAACAGCACTGTTGTGTCAGTAGCGTCAGATGGGTTCTGATATTGAATGCACACCTCACGCAAGGGCAAGGTGAAAGCCGAAGACAATGGTAAGACAGCCTCGACATAGATGGTATGGTCATCCACGATGCGAGTTGTAGGCACGGCTGTGTAAGCGGGCCGTCCGGCACCGCCATCCTCAGAAGTAGCCACTGTTCCGTCGAAACCAAACACGACTTGATTGATTCGGCTATTCAGTTGGTCAACCAAAAATCTGTTTCCGTCGGTTAGCAATGGCATATCATCCTCTCCTTGTGATTGTTTCCTGACGCTTAGGGTTTTGAATCTTGAGTAAAGTCACTTGCTTGGCCTGAGCCTCACTTGCGTTGCCGCCAATAATACTACGGGTGCCATGACCAATCAAAAAGCCAGCGGAGTCGACAATCGTATTTCCAAGGTCCCACTTGGCTGAAATCTTGAATCGTGCGCTGGCCGAGAACTCCTTTGTTTCAATTTGTCGACTGTGTTCGTCACCTACTTCGTCAAGCGAAACAATGTCACCTTGTTGGAAACGCTGGAGCAGGTCTTCTATACCACTGTCGAGCGAACCTATTTTAAAATCACTCATTTTTTCAATTAAGTGATGGCGTGCTTGCAACACATGATAGGTATCGTCGTTTCCTTGTGCTTGATAGCGTACCTTTTCGGCTGGCTGTAAAGAAGAAGACCGAACGACTTTGTTGAGAGTAATAGAGCCAGTTGCATTAGCGGCACTGGATAAGAAACGCTGACCAATTGACTTGGCACTGGCCCTTGAAATAGCGGTAGGTGCAAAAATACCTCCGGGCACCTCTATGATTCCATTCTTCTGAGCACTCAGGTCACCTACAACAACGGTGTTGTCATCGTTGTTAGCACGGACCTTGCCCCTTACAGTCACACTGTTGGGCAAACTCTTGCTCTTTGTACTGCTCTTACCATCTGTGACCATCTGACCGGTCAAATAGTGTATCTTGTTGCTTTGAAGTTGATGCTGATAAGTCAAATTACCAAACCTATCGCCAACAAGACGGTGACCATCATGTCGACTGACGAAACGCATGGCTGTGACCCCATCAACCCCATTGAGGTCCTTCGCAACAAAGGTCCCACTGCCACGAGAGCGGCTAATCTCGACAGAATTAAGTGAACTGGTCTGGTTATCACCTATTCTGGCGGCAAGGTCGCTTGCACGGAGTCCTACGCTGGCTTTTTGAGTGATTTGTACCTCTGTACCGTCAAAACCGAGGTCCGAAAGTGATTTTCCCTTCAAATTAGGCAGTATGAGTCTATTTCCTTTGGTAGCGGCCTCTATTTGACTTACAATCAGACCCTGAGAGGCATTATCTGCATTTACAAGCAATGCAGGGGGCGAATCCCCTTTGCTAAGTGAGCCGTCCGAGTGAAATAGCGAACCGGTGTACCGGTGACTGTCTGTTTGCTTGTGAACCAGTTCGATTGTGTCCTCTTGTTCCACTAAAGTGTACCTACGGTCATGTGCAGGCGCAAAATCCGACTGAACAGGCTTTGCTACCTGTCTTTTTGAAGAAGATTGGGTGTACACAGCGTGCTTGACACCATTATCAACAAACCGTGGCTTGCGAACCCGCTTCATGATTGCACTTTGTACCGCATCAGAGCGGCCGGTTGAAAGATTCTTACCGAGAGCCATCAGCAATTCCACCGTTTAAGCGATGCGCCCTTCGGTGTCAACTTACCTTTTTTACTGGTCGGTCCTTTGACACCAGTCATACGAGCACAGAATGATTTTCTTCGCTTGGCAGACTTGCTACCCGGCTTTAATTTGCTGGGTTTCTTGGTGACAGGAGGCTTGAGATTAGCGCCTGTTTTGCGCTTAGCGGCGGCCCGACCCTTGGCGTTCAGACCGCCTTTTTTGTTGTGCTTGTTGGGGTTGTACCCATGAAATGGTTTGCTTTTCTTTTTCTTAGCGGCTTTCAATACCGCCCAAGCGTGGTCCATAGCATCGTCCATGTCCATCACTCCGTGCTGTGGTCACCGCTGTTAAAAGATGTATCGCCCTTACTGCCCTTTGGGTGCAGTGTTTGGCTGTGACGAGGCTCGACAGAATAGTCTTCCTTTCTTGCGGCATCACTTCTGAAATGCTCCAGTGTGTTCTCACTCATTGTGATACGGGCGACTGGTTGCGTAATATCAGTCTTGTCATAACCAGACACATCAACTCCCAGAATCTTGGGTCCTTGGCTTACTGCGGCACTGTTAGCAGGATTGACACTGTACACAGGTGCGTATGGTGGACTGCTTGGTGTACCTGTACGAGCCGAGGCCGCATCACTGGTATAAATTCCGTACTTACCGCCAGCAGTAGCGGCGTAAAATGTACCTCCCGCTTGAGGCGCTCCTGACTTGACAGCCATGTTGGAACGGAACAATTGTACATGTGAGTTGTCCAGAACAAAGGCTGGACGAACTAAGAATTCAATTTCAGAATCAGCATGGTTTATGTTCTCAGATACTGAGGTGTGGTTGCTATCTTGGTACGGGTTAGACGAAGAGGTTGCCCCTGCTTCTCCCCAGCCAGTGACATCGAGTGCCCCTGCTCTGCGCTTCCAATTCATGACATAAGTACCGCCAAGAGCCCAGAAAGAGTGAGCATCAGACACCTTGATGATGCCCTTTACAGGTTGCCCTGTCCAGTCCAGCGCAGTCATATCGAGGTGACCAAGTGTACGATTGCCGACATTCATTGCTCCTCGGAGTGTTGTTCGCTGACCCACATCACGGTTGCTGTGTAGACTGTGTGCTTCTGTTGACATGACAACATACTCACGACTCACACCGTCGTTGAGTTCACCGAGCGTATCGACATCTAATCCAATCCGCACACCGTCACCGCCGACAGGCTCTGCAAGCATGGCGTCTGTGGTGATTGATTCAGTCGTTTCATTGACCATGGCAGTCGGCTTGAGAAGACCATCATCATCGGCAAGGTCGAGGCGTGCACTGATACCACGGTCTGTTTCACCGGCTTGTAGTACATCGTTTCTTGGGCGAACTAAGCCTTTGCCGACAGTAGGCTCGGCGGTCGGTTGAGATAGCACCAACCCTGTTGGCTCAACGCTTTCAGAAATATCCTTGAGTAGGCTTTCGTTGAAATGTGTAGGCCATCGTACGCCACGCCCATCCCCTCTGTCACCTACTCGCATAGCGTTCGTTGGGTTGAACCAATCCACGATAGCCATAGCCGCTACATCGTTATTGGCTGTGTTGGAATTGCCACTTTGTCGGTCAGTACTGGTGGCAAAGAGGCCATTTGCTTCTGGTCGATTGCCACTGCCGCCGTCTTCGTATGCATCTTCTGGGTCCCACGCAGGAGAAATGCCAAAGCCACGCACTGGGAAGCGACGGACATCTTCTCCACGAGTGTTGCCCCACCAGTCAATCATGTAGTAGCGATGTGCTTGGGCAATCTCTGCGATTTCCAAGCCTGCTCTGTCACCTGCGTACATCCGTCGCACGCTGGACGAGTTGCGGATTGTGCGAACAGGACAGCCAAAGGCACGAGTCATTCTTCGCCCATCACTGTATCTAACTTGGCGGCCTAATTGGTCCTGATTGAGAAGGGCGCTAATTTGAGTAAGTCTTTCCAGTACACCTGTGTAGGTAGCAGGGTAGTCCGAGTCAGCCACCCAACCGTCATCTTTGTTGTCTTGTTGAATGAATGGACCGTGGTAATAACCAAGCAAAGCATTGGCGTTAGCCACTTCCAAGTAGCCTCGGACATAAGGCGACCAGCGTGGGCGATTGTACGGCTGACGCAAAGCAAAGCGGTAGCCAAAGCAAGTATTACGGGCATCATCCGACGCTGTTGTCATCTGTGCGTATGTCCGCTCTTCAAGGCCAGTGTTGTCGTGGAAACTCACGCAGTCAACTCCAAACAACTTGCCGCCCCATCCAATGAGTGTTTCAAGGAAACCGTCCAAACGACTGGAACCGGCTCCTCCTCTGGAGCCACCCGGCCAATACCCTGCAAAATTGTATTTGTCCGAACCAATAGTGCCTCCTTGGTGTGAAAGGTTTCCATCCGAATCGATTTCTGCCGCAGTCCATGGTGAACCAGTTGCACCTGTACCTGCCGCACCGGGCGGTACAAGCCACCTCATTCCAAATACAAACGGACCCTTAGATGCCGCATAGAAGAAATCATTGTAGTGGATTGTTTCAAAATGCTCAGGGACATTGTTGAGTCCTTTCTTGAGAACAGGTGTATCTGTTGCTCCGTTCTTGTCGTAAAAGCCTCTGCTGTTGTCATCGGAGTAGTAAGTGAACGGGCGGCCTAAGTTTGGATGCCACATGCACAAATAGGCATCAGCAAGATGCAGACTGTTGGTATCACGAGTGCCGTTCATGGTCTGTGGCATAACCCGAGTTGTCATGCTGACAAGCGAATTAGTGAAAATTTCATCCGCTTTTCGATTGTCATAAGGCCCACTCAAACGGATGATTGTACCGTCAGTCAAGTTGTCAAAGAAGAGGGGAG